GGAGCCCGGGTTGGTGGTCGACAGGGCCGCGTTGAGCCGGTTGACGTAGCCGGAGTTCGCGCCGGTGCAGATCGACAGCACGCCGTCGTAGCCGTTGGCGTAGGCCGACGTGTCCGCCGTCACCGTCGAGGCCGCGACGCCGGACGTCGGCAGCGCGCCGGTGATGGTGAACGTGTTGTACCCGGACTTGCCCGCGTACCAGCGGGAGGCGTCGCCGGGGTCGGAGGCGCCGGTGGAGACGTAGACGCGCATGCCGGTGGCGCCCGCCGGGAGCACGGCGGTGACGTCGACGACCTGGCCGTTGGTGACGGCGACGGTGGCGGCCGAGGACAGCACGGACTGGCCGAAGTCGCCGGCGTCGGCGGTGACCTTGACGTAGACGCTGGTGGTCGCACCGGAGATGCCGACCTCCGAACCGGCGGCCGCGCGGGCGGTACCCGCGACGCCGGTCGGGGCCGTGAGGGCGCCGAGGAACCCGGAGGCGGTACCGCGACCCATCAGGAGCATGCGCTCCTCCAGCAGCATGCTGGAGTACGTCAGGCTGGTGCGGGACAGCTGGCGGACATCCTGGTAGCCCTGGCCGGCGTACTGCGCGGACCAGGTCACCTCGTCGGAGACGCTGAACTGCGCGTAGGGGACGGTCTGGTCGGATCCGGCGTAGCTGATCTTCGGGCCGCGTGCGTAGTACAGCGACTGCGAGGAGCCCGACGGGGCGAAGTTGTTCTGGGTGGTGTCGGCGATGCCGGGGTGGATGTTGCTCACGCCGCCGGTTCCGGTACCGGTGAACCCGGAGATGACCTTGAAGCGGTGGGAGGTGCCGATCCCCTTCTTGCGCGGGATCCGGTTGCGCAGCGGCGTCGGCCGCGGGGTCAGCATCTTCGCCGGCGCTTCGAGGTCGAAGGCGACCAGTCCGGAGCCCACCGGCGAGGTGAGGTTGATGTCCTTGACGAGGTCCGGCTGCTGGCTCTTCAGCTGCTCCAGCGCCCCGGTGACGGAGGCGAGGGCCTCGGGCGACAGGCCCTTGGTGATGGCGGGCGCGTCGAGGGCCTTGGTGAGCACACCGTAGGCGGTGTGCGGCTGCTCGGTGAAGTCGATACCGCGGCCGCCGGCGAACGCCGAGACGACGTCCTGCGGGCCGAGGGTGCGGGTGGGTGCAGCGTCGAGCTTCTCCAGGAAGCTGTCGAGGCGGCGGGTGACGTCGGCAGCGCTGAGCTTGGGTGCGTCGGGGTTGCCGCCGAACAGCTTCTCGGTGTCGGTCGTGAGGGCCACGGTGGGCCGTCCTTCCATGCGAAAACCCCGCACGGTGGCGGGGTTCGGGATGTCGGGTAGGGGTTAGGCGTCGGCCTTTTCGAGCAGTTCGTTTGCCCGGTCCGTGTAGCCCTTGCGCAGTACGGGGTCGACTGCGCTGTCGGCCTTGACCATGAGGGTCTTGGCTTCGGCGCGCATACGGTCGGCGTCGGTGCTGCGGGCTTGGGCCTGCTGGGCGGCGGTGCGGGTGAGCGCGGGGCCGCCGGGGACGGGCATGGTGCGGAACTCCTCGATGGCTGCGTTCGCCTTCACCAGGTCGGCTGCGAGCGCGTTTTCGCGCTCCTTTGCGGCTTCGGTGGCCTCTGCGACTGCGGCCTTGACGAGTTCGGCCACATCGGCCTTCGTCACGGTGTCCGGCGCCTGGGAGGCGTCGGAAGTCTGGGTGATGGGCTCGACGGCCGGGGTGGCCGGAGCGTCGGTCTTGGCGATGTCGGGCTGGTCGGCGAGCGCCATCTCGGCGTCTGCGCCGCCTTCCTGCTCGGCCTCTTCGCGGCTCTTGAACCAGGCCAGGGAGCGGACGGCGCTGAGCAGGAGGTCGATGTCGCAGGCTTCGTTCAGGTTGCCCTGCGCGAGAGACTCAGCCTCGGCGATGATGAGCTTCGCGATCACGGCGATCGCCTGGTCCGCGCCGACGATGTCGCCGGTCTCGCCCTCGCCTCCGCTGGCGCCGTCTTCTCCGTCGGCCTTCGCCAGCGCGGGCGCGAGGGCGCGAACGTCACGCAGAACCTGCTCGGCCTTGGTCACGGTCTCCGCGAGTGCGGAGTCGTTCCCCTCGTCGGCCTTCGTTGCGGTGGACCCGTCGGGGTTCCAGTTGTCAGGCACCATGGCCTCCAGTCCGAGGGCCTTGGCCCGCTTGACGATGTGCTTACGGATCGCGTCATGCTCGGCGCCGCCGCGGCCCACCGCGCGGATGGCCTTCCGGAGGTCCGCCTTGGTGTTGATCGGGTAGCTGCCGTCGCTCATCGCCGCGCCGGATGCTGCGGCCTTCTTGCGGCCAGCCGCCGACAGGTCCGCCTTGTCGAGCCCGGCCCCCGGTGCTTGAACGGCCACGTTGACCACCACTGGGGGCACGTCGCCTGAAGAGTCAGCTTTCGCCGCCTCGGCAGACACTGCGGCCCCGCTCGCGGCGAGTTCAGCCAGGGCTTCCTTCACGGGCGCGGCGAGCCGGTCGTACAGCTCGGCGGGCAGCCCGAACGTCTCCGTTTCCTCGACCTTGGTGATGACGTGCGGATCTTCGACGAGCGTGAGGTCCCCGGCGGCATCGGCCTTGGCCAGCTGGAACATGCACTCGCCATTGGCGGGCCGGTCCACGACGCTGACCTCGATCACGTCGCCGTCGACGACGAGCCCGTTGGGGGCGTCCGCCTTGCCCATCTCCAGCCTCGGGTTCTTGATCCCGACGGAGAAGCCGCGCAGCACGCCGTGCTCGATCTTCTTGACCGCCACAGGGTCCACGATCTTTGCGGTGAGGAGGTGGGAGCCGTCATCGGCCTTCGACAGGCCCACACCGACCCCAACCGCCCTCTTTGGATCATGCTGCTCGCGGACGCCTCCGCCTTCGGCCAGCCAGCGTGGCATCGCGGCATCCAGCCAGTCGCCGGACAGGCGCTGCTGGTCGCGGTCGAGTGCGGACGAAGCCGCCGGGCCGTAGACGACGAGCGTTCCGTCGTTCTGCTTCTCCGACTTGGTGATCGGCGCCCACGCGTAGGCGACAGTCATGTGCGTTTCCTTTCGGTGAGCGCGCGATCGGCACGGTTACAGGCCGCCGGTCTCCGGGAGGAGGCAACAGCGGCACGATGGGTGCTGCGGCGGGTGCGGGGCGCCGCTGGGGAAGTTCTGGCCGACCGGGATCGCCCCGGCCGCCTCGTTGGTGATGCACGGCGGGCAGGTGCGCTGGTCCGGTGCGGTCACCCACGACACCTGAGTGATGCCGTTGGCCTGGTAGATGTTCAGCGTGGCCGCCGACACCGCCCGGGAGATTTCCGTGACCGCGATCCGCTCGGCCCACGCCTCGTTGTCGAGGATGCCCCGCAGGTCACCCGCGAGAGTGTCGGCGCTGTCCCCGCGGGCGAGCGCGTCCGACAGGGCCCCTGCGAGCTTGTCCATGCGGTTGGCGGCCACAGACCGGATGGTGATCCCCGCATCCGCGAGCAGCGCGTCCAGGCCGTTCGCTGCGCCCGTCGGCGAGACAAGCCGTGCGGCGTCAGTGTGGCCCGGCTTCCACGTCGACCAGTCGACTGTGGCGTGCCCGGAGACGATCGCGCTGGCCGAGCGTTCGCCGATCACGTAGCCCTCGGCGTGCAACTTGCTGATGAACGCCAGGGCGGTGACGAGGTTGACGCCGTGGGCAGTGAGCCAGCCGACCGCGTCGTGGTTGGTGCGGATGGTCGCTTCATCGCCGCCGGCGCGTTCGATACCGGACGGGTCCGGCTCGTCAGCTTTGACGGTGATGGCCCGCTCGGCGATCCACTGCTCTGCGATGCGGCGGGTGTCGACCGCGGTCCGCATGGTTTTGCGGATGCGCGGTGTCCAGTAGGCGACGGCTTTCAGGTCGGACCCCCAGCCGGGCCAGTCGCGGGCGTTGGCCAGGTCAGGGACTTTTGGGCCGGATGCATCAGCTCCCGGCGTGGCGAAGACGATCCGGGCGCTGCCGTCCAGGTCCGGCACGTCGGTCTTGGTCAGGACCTCGCAGACGAAGGGCCGCGAGGAGTTCGGGTTGCGCCTCGCCCACCGGTGAAATGCGGCAAGCTCAGCCTTCACGGCGTCGCCCCGGGCTTCGGCTTCCTCGCCGTCTCCGGCTGCCCGGGTGTCGTCCTCGCTGGCGGGCTCCTCGCTGGTTTCACCCTCGGAGGTGCCATCGCCCTCGGCGGCCTTAGCCGGCCCGGATACTGTCCCGGGCGGTACCCGCTCGGAGGCGCCCTCGACGAAGACCATGCCGCGGCTAGTCATCATCATCGGCTTGTCGGCTTCGGCGAAGTCGTAGCGGGGCTGGCCGAGACGGTCGCGGTCCTCGTTGAGGGTCATGCGGCCCCACTGGATGCGGTTCTGTGCGACCTGGTCGGCTGCCGCTTCGTCCTCTTCCTCCAGGCCGAGGAAGCGGAACTCCAACTCGGGCGGCATGCCCAGGTGGGTGCGGGACACGGACGTCAGGAGCTGTTGGAGCCACCGCAACGTCGGCAGGGTGCCCTTGCGTTGCTGCACGTCGGCCTGACCCTCATGCCAGCCCGTCGAGCCGAGGCCGCCCTGCTCGGTGAAGCCCAACTCCGCGATCGTGACGTCGAAGTGGCTGGCGATCTGCTTGATGAGGAACAGGTCGTACTCGGGCTTGTACCGCTCTGCGACATCCGGCTCGGTGACCGGCTTCAGTCCCGGCGGGAGGACCCGCATCCGGTGGCGGGCCGCCGTGGACCCGCCGTAGGTGTCGTTGAGGGCCGTCTCGTACTCGAGGGTCTGTGCCGGGGTCCAGCCGCTGGTGCCTTCGTTGAGGAGCAGGCCGGTGGGGATGGTGCCCTCGGTGTATTCGTCGCGAATCCACTTGCGGCGGCGCAGCCACACGTCGACGTCCTCCAACGCCTGCTCGACTGCGGAGTAGCCGTAGGGGGTGTGGGCGCGGACGTTGCGGCGCTTGTACACGAGCCGGTCGGCGGCGAACCCGTTGAGGACAGCGCCGTCGTCGTCGATGTCGGCGATGAACTCGCCGCGCGGGAAGCCCCAGAGGATCTGCTGGAATGCGGGCTGCGGTGCGGCAGGCCGGCCTCCGCGGTGGTCCCGGAGCGGCTTGATGGTGGAGCCATCGAGGATTTCCAGGGCGTACAGCTCGCCGCCGTAGGTGAGGCGCGGGTAGATCGCTACGGCGTCGAGGACGAGGTGCTCTTCGAGGAGCTTGGACAGCCATTCGGCGAAGTCTTCGTCCTGGCCACGGTCGGGCTTCTCCCAGAAGCGGGTGCAGCGCACGATCTCGGGGGACATTCGCTGCCGCAGCGCCTGGTCGACCTCGGAGCGGGGCTTCGACGTACCGGCCTGTGCGGCTTCAACCGCCTGCTTGGTGAGGGTGATCGTCCAATCGAGGGTCGTGACCTCCGCCTTGCGGATTTCGATGCACCGCCGCGGCAGGCCGCCCGCGTCGGCAGCATCCCGCAGCACCTTCCACGGCACGAGGCGGTCCGAGACGCCGGGCAGGTTGGAGCTGACCGGGTATTCGTTGAAGCGCGGCTCGGGCCGTCCGGTGTCTGGGCGTACCGGGTCGATGGCGGCCGGAAACAGGGGCATGCCGGGCCCGAAGGCGACGGCCGGGTCGGTGCGGGGCAGCGGGTTGGCCACGCCGGGGATCTGTCGTCCGGCGGAGGAGGCGGCGTTGATGAGGGAGGTGACCTGGTCGGGGCTGAACGTGGCGGCCGGGACGCTGGCCGGGCTGACGGCCTTCGTCGTGTCCGGCTGGTTGAGGGGGGTACGGCGGAACGGGTTCCAGCGGGCCACGGTCACCCCTTCTGGTTGAGCGTTCGTCAGGGTTGGGGTGGTCCGTCGGTTCCTCGGAAGCCGCGCAGCCAGT